ATGAAGCAGATAGTTGCTGCCAACAGAGTTGGGATCATCAGTACGCCGAACCAACCGACATAGAGGCGGTTATTGGTAGAAGTTACCCACTCGCAGAAATTATCCCAAGTGGATGTTTGTTGTCTTGAAAGAGTTGAAGCCATTTTGAAAAAGGGTTAGTTATGAGTGCGGGGAACACTAGGTAAAATATTCCAACTCTACCCTCCAGAGTTGGTATTAGAGACGTAATTTATACACCCTAAAGGTCTCGGTTTATGGGGTGTCACAACAGTTAAGAAATGTAAACTTCTTTGTGCCGTTGATATATTTATAATATACCAGATATGGTGTGCTGTCAACCCTTGACACCAGTTTAAAAAGTGGTTAGACTTGGTTTGTGGTTCTTCAGGATACACTAATAGATCTTTAATAAAATAGATATCTAAATATAAATACACACTTTGATCGATCTAATGAAAAAAGCATTATTTGCTTTAACTATGTTACTGATGACCACCACTGCAGCAAATGCAGGTGGACTTGTTACTAAACATGCTTCAAGTGTTCAATTAACAGTGGATGCTGCAAGGTCAACTTCTACAAGAATTGGATCTTCATTTAGCATTTCTGGATCTAATATAGATACTACTGATGGTTCTACCGCAGGAACTGTTTCTGCTGGGACTATCACTTCTGGTGTATATTCTCCAGGAACTATCGCAGCAACTCAGGATACTGCAGGTGCAGCGTTTAGTTTTAGTCAGTCATATACTCAAGCTGATACAGTTCCAGCTGCTGCAGTTTCTATAGGTGCTGCTCCTAACTTCTCAAGCGTTACTTCATATGCTGCTGGAGCAAAAGATAGCTTAGCAGGTACTGTAACCTCTGCTGGTATTCTTACGGTGACAGCTGGTGGGGCTGGTACATCTGCTACCGGACAATTCGTGAGCGAGATCACTGTAATTGACTGATAACGGAGGTCGTAATGACTTTTGGAAAGACGATACTTTGGTCTGTTCTAAGTGCGGTGGTTGCAAGTGTCATACCTGCAGCTGCCCTGGCGGTCCCCGTGGTCCCGAACTTCACACAGGGATCAATGACAAGCCACACAGAAACAACATCGAAGGTGACTGAAACTATTAATTCTATTGATTATAATACAGGATGGCAATACTCAGTAACTGGTACAAACGTGAACAATGGTGGAGCAGCATTAAATCCATCAAATGTGACCAACAATGTAATGGTAAATCCACTCGGAGGAATGGAGGGACAGGTTTCAACGACCAACACCTCAGCAAATCTAGGATCAGCGAATTTTATAATAACGGATCCGAAAGAGGCATTTCAATTTACTCAAACGTATTCGGGTCCAGGAATGTCAAATCAAACAATTATTCAAAGAGTCACGGAAGTCCAAAGCGTAACAGATACCACAAGTGTTTTTACGCAATAATTGCATTGTTGGTTGCATCACCAGTAAGAGCGAACGTGGGTGGTGTATCAGCAACAGCAAACCCCATCGCAAATAGTTCCGGCTCAGTGACCAATCAAGCCATTCAGGTTTTACAAGGTCCATATGTAACTAACAGTTATGGTGGTGGAATCTCCTGTCAAGGACCAACCGCAAATATAACGCCATTTGTTACTCATAGTAGAAGTTATCAAGATCCTTTTGAAACTTACTACTTAGAACCTCAATATGATGGCAGAGATGTAAAAGGTCAAAAAGTAGAGATACAGCAACAAGTTAAAAACTATCCCTGGGAAGAATGGTATGACAATAGGGTCAGAACAGATCCTAATGATCCTCTTTATGATGTTAATGAAGATGGAATAGCAGATAGATGGTTTGAAGATGGTGCTGATATGACCATCGTTGTTGAAGATATTCAACCAGACGGGATTCCAGATAAACCTGGAAAAGTTCTCTGGAACAAACCGGTAAGAACAGGACAGCAAGATAATATTAGTACCAATATTGGTCTATCAGCAACCTTGTCTTTTCCACTTGATGGTGGATTGCAGGAGCGTTGTAAAGCAGCAGCAGACACTCAAACTGCATTGATGAGACAAACAGTTGCTAATAAAAGATTAGATTTTGAGATTGCTCGTCTTAAGAATTGTGGAGAATTAATGAAGGCTGGAATTCGCTTTCATAGAAGAAGTCCCTATTATGCAATTTGTGCTGATGTGGTAGTAGAAAATGTAACTACTATTCCCCAACACAAACACTCTATCCCTTCTTCTTCGGTTCCTTTAAGACAGGCAAACCCCGCTTCTCCCGGTACTGATTCGCAAGCACCTCTTGACGGGACAATCTCCGGGGTTTCTTTCCCAATAAGGACTGGACCTTTGTCAGCGCCTTCTTCACAGCCGGTTTCACCACTCTTAACAAAAGATCAGCAAGAGGTTTTGCAAATATTGCCGAAGACGTTGCCACAACAGCAATCGAAGCAGTAGCAGTCACCGCACCTGCTGATGGAATATTTCCTATGATTTGTGCAGTCACACCAATATCTTCTGTGACCTGAATACACTCCATACCAACTAATCGATATTCCGTAACTTTCTGATCACCTTTTATAAATCCAACAGGTTCTTTAAGTCCTTGTGCTTCTGTCGGACAATCAATACCTTGATTTGGTGTTTTAGGAACATCAGGTGTCTTTGCTTCTGGTGGTTTAGGTGCTTCTGGTTGTTCTGGTGATCTTACTGGAGGAACTTCCTGAGATCTTTTCTCTGTTTCATACTGCAATCTTCTAGCATCATAATTGATTGCATTGAAACTTGGCATCTGACCGTCACAAAATATCTTTACCTGATCTGGATCATTGTTGGGTAAATTAGCATTCTTATTACTATCTTCATGCGACTCCACACAGCCAGGCATATTCACAATAGGAAGACCCACCTGTGATGTTACAGGTGGGTAAATTGGAACAGCGATTGATGGTTCAATTGCCCACCGTGGAACTGTAGGAACACTTAAATCACGAATATTAATATAAGGTATATCCTGCATTACAACAAAATAGCACCAATAATAATTCCCTTACCAAATGCAATCCATGACATTTGATAACCATTTAAATTAAACTTCTTTCTAATTGGACGATATACTTTTCTTCTGTGCCATTTAAACAAGCGTTCCATGTTCTCTCCTTATTTCTCTAAGTTCTTCAAAATCTTTCTGTTTAGTACCACCGTCATATGCCCATGCATATCCTTCCTCAATCATTGCTTCGTTGAGGGACACTGCTGCATCCCCAAGGTATAACCACCCAAGAAGACGGCCATACTTCCCAACACCGCCGACAAGTTCAGTACGGATAACAAGATCATCGTCACCAGCCAACGCCCCTTCCAGTTTTTCTTTGAGCCAGTTGGTTGCGTCGATTCCAAGTGCTTTCTCCTCTAAGTCTCTAGTGCGTTTTTCTGGGGTGTCTACACCTGCTACACGGACTCTTTCTTTCTTAAATAAGTCAAATCCTAGATCAATAGTAACATCTATTGTATCGCCGTCTAAAACCCGATTGATTTCAACTACGCGGAAGTTGTAACAACTCTTCCGATTGGGGGGAACCATAGCGCCCATTCTCTACCTCCTTTGCATCTACTGCAGCAATAAAACCGATTAATGTAATGGCAGCAGTGATGACAGCGCCAGCACCCCAAACCCACCTTTCAAGTTTGCGAACACGGTCACGAAGTTCTTCAGACACCTTTTCAGCATCTTCAATCCTGTGCTTCAGAAGAAATATCTCCTGATCCTGGTTCGCATCTTTCTGGTTGATTTGTTCCGCCATTTTCCAACTCCTGGAATGCCAGTTTCATAATAGTATATATGTAGTAAAAAGTTCCAATCAAAAGAATTATTATGCTTATGATGACACTCCAGACAGGATCGTTTAAGTTTTCATGTGTTCTTAATAATAAATTCATTAGCAATTATTTAAGTAACTTTTTCTTTTTTCTCCTCTTCTTTTTTCTCTTCTCTTTTATCTTTTTTCGCTGGAACAACCCCGAAAGTAGCTAAAGTTCCGGTGAACACGCTGGCTATAAAAGTCGGATCGATGTTTTTCTGAGGAACACCAGGAATAGTTACATAATTAAGTGTAAGAATTGCTGCGGACCACGAAAGAATAACAACACGCACCAAAGCGGACAATCCTTCGTCCGCCCAATCAAACTTATTCGACTGTTTTTCCTCTTTCTTCTTTGGAGCAGACTCCATATTGAAAGAGCAAGGCAACTTTATTTATTTGATATAATTATTTTCACGCAACCATTCCTCGGTCAATGGTGTTGGTTTATAAACCTCCCACATCTTTCCAGTAGCACATGCATCAAGTGCTTTGGCGGTCATGCCTTCTGTATGTCCTGCCCAAAATGCTTCCTTCTCCCAAGGAATTGCACCTGGAGTCATTCTGTAAGTGTCTTTAGCAATCGCCTGCCACATCCTAGGAACATCTTCTTCATTATGAATAATAGCAATCAAACTGTTATCAATAGTTCCTGCCATACAATCCTGTGCAGCGTGCCACCCTTCATGCCTGGTCACTGCCATGAGTGTGCTTTGGCGATGCATAAAAGATTCATTCAAAAAGAAATTATTAGAAACCGTATGATAAACACCTCTGTGCCCAGGTGGAAAATATTTTTCATTCCCTAAAAAGACACCAACTCCGACCCTATCAAAAGAGGCGATGATGTCATCAAACTCAGAATCAATGCTACTAAAATCACGGTTGGGATAGTGATCCTTAATATCTTGAATACTTTTGATTCGTTTAACATCTTTAGCGCATTCCCTTAAAATCATACAACCCATGGCATCCATGGTGTAATACCCCTTTGTAGGTTCTGCTTTCATAGGGACAGTTGTCCCATGAACCATACCCAGAAGAAGTCCAGTAATAATATGCTTTATCATGGAAGATCCACACCACCAGTCATCGAAGGTCCTGCCCCACCGAAGGGAATAGCACCTCCTGTAGCACCAGGAAGTTCTGGCATGGCAGAATCAATCATACCAGGAAGAGCACCTGCAATCGCTTCTGTTGCTGCTGTAGCAACTTTTTCTTTAACACTTGCAAGGATAGAATCCTTTTGCAAATAAACATAGGTGCCACCACCAATGATACCTGCAACACCAACAAATGATAAAACTGCTAATACGTTAATTACTTTTTGCATAATAAGCCTCGTAATATTTTACAATCCCAAATGATGTTTTATGTCCTTGTGATATCCAATCATGGGCACATTCATAAATGGATTGTCCTGAATATTTAGGTTCACTATTAACAAGTTCTCCGCCGTACTTTGAAAGAAGAATCTTCAGAACTTCTCCCCTCAAATTCATACGATTATCATCATAACGCCAATCTTCATTCATGGAAATTTTCTGATCCTCCCTGGAAGTTTTCAGATCCACCAACAGGATCTAATTGAAGCGTAGTTGCAGAACTTTTAGTTGCAATTTCATACATTAATTGATGAATATTATCAGGTTCTCCTTTACCAACTTCCTGTGCTTGCTGCTGCTTGATAAAAGTTTCTTGCTCAATATAATCAAGTTGTTTTTGGGAACGTGCAGGAGCAGGTCCAAACCAAGGATCATCTTCAAGATAGACAGGTGCAGGAACGCCAGTGTAATAATTCAGAGCATCTTGTTTAAATGCTTCACCTTCGCATTCTACAATCTGCTCATCAATAGCACACTGTATTTGATCTTCAGTGATTTTTCTTTTTGGTTCTAATAGAGTCTTAATTGCTTTAATAATCATTGCCAGTGATAATGGTAGAAATTTCCGTTTGAACTACACATAGGATCCTCCGATGGAACCCTGTGCCTAAGCATAGATTGTCCTTTAAAATCTGTTCTGTTTCCTATGATGCTATATGCTTTTAATATGTTTTTTCTTCCTTCTAGGGAGTTTAATTTGTTTACCAGCACCCAATCTGTTTTAGGATATTTGGAATCAAATCCTTGATACTGATGTTGACCTCTACTACTCTTTGCATGAACAACTTCATGCACACTGTTAGGGAACACCTTAGAATTGACTCTATTAAGAACAGAGGCAGCGACACAATACTCGTCGAAGGTATTCCCAACTGCTTCTACGCGAATTACTTTAGCAAGATAGGTATAATCAAGTGGTGTTAAAGATAGTAGCAGTTCTAGAAACATATAAAAAAAGAGGTCTTTTCTTAGACCTCTTAATATAGTATACCTATTTAGTTTTTGTCAAGAGGGTGATGGTGAATATACTGGTGTCATCATCCCTCCATCTGGACCGTCATCATCATCAACATCATCACTCAATAGGGCAGCAAATATAAACCCTCCTAACATGGACGCTGCTATGAGTAACATATCGTTCACCAAATACCAGGGATAATCTGTCCTGTGACTGCATATGCACCCATGGCGGCAATAACACCGATCATAGCTGCAATTCCATTAATACGTTCTGCGGTTTCGTTCATGAGTTTAAAGTGAGATAAAATTTACTTTGGTCTGAAGGTGAGTTTTCGTAGATAGAAGAATCACCGTATACTTTGTGGTCTTTGTATCCAACCATGCGACCCTTTGTGTTTTGAAGGGCAGGCATGAAGGCAATGATAAAGAATACTGCAGGTGCTCCGATAATGAGACCACCAGCAATTACATAATAAGTTAGAAGTTCAAGCATCATTCAGAATCCGAAAACACCAAAGAAAAATACACTACCAGTAGTAGCATAGCTGACAATAGCAGCAACAAATCCAAGCATAGCAGTGCGTCCATTTAATTTCTCCGCACGTTCTGCGTAGGTCTCGTAACCATAACGCTCAGCGTCAGACTTGGAGACATACATTTGTGGCTCTTTAGCGAACAAATTTTGTTGCCCTAATTCATTTGTCGTTACAGTCATTTACTTTATGTTGCAAATCTTTACATAGTATATAGTAAAAAAGCACCCCTGTCAAGGGGTGCTGTGTAGTGATTTATACTTATATCACTTAATAGTGTCAACAGCAGCAAGAGATTTCTGTCGAAGAGACTCTGGAAGAGGTACATATCCCAAAGAATCTGAAACCGCTTGCGACTTTTCACTCAGCATATAACGAAAAGTTTCCTTGACTCCAGGAGCGGACTCAGGATAGGCAAGGATCCATGTTAGAGATACGATTGGGTAAGCATTCGCACCTGCAGGGTTAGGATCTGCCCCACGAAGTTTATCGTCTAATACAATCTTGGCAAGTCCAGCAGCAGATGTTTTTGCATTTGCCTTTACAAAGTTGCCTGCCTTATTCTGAAGAGCAACCTGTTGGAACTTACCACCGTTCACATAACCATAGTTCAGATAACCGATAGCACCGACCTGGTTCTTGATAACACCGGCAACACCAGAGTTACCTTTACCACCAACACCAACAGGCCACTGGACAGACTTACCAGTTCCTACAGTCTTCTTCCACTCGGGAGAGAAAGCAGACAGGGAGTTGGTGAAACCTTTGGTAGTACCAGAACCATCAGAACGATGAACAGTTAAGATGTTCTTATCAGCACAACCAAAGGTGCTCCAGTTTGTAATCTTACCAAGGAAGACATCAGCAAGTTGCGTCTGAGTCATCTTTACATAACAATCAGGATAGTTGTAAGCAGGAACGATGGCACCACCAGTCATGGGGATGTGAACCATGGGTAGTTTCTGCTTAGCATCGCTTACGGCACCATCAGAAGCACCGAAGTCAACAGTCTTAGCAGTGTACTGACGAACACCAGCACCACTACCAACTGCTTGATAGTTAACTTTATTCCCAGTCTCCTTTGCAAAAGATACGAACCAAGAATTGTAAAGAGGAGCAGGGAATGTAGCACCTGCACCATTCAGTTTGAATGTATCTTTCTTTTCTTCAGCACCACAAGCAATAAGAATAGGTGCAGTCAATGTAGCAATAAAAAATTCTTTGAGTTTCATCTTTTTTGTTAGATAAACCTTGGTATATATTAGCACTTAATTCAAATTTAACCATAAAAAAACCTCCCGTTAGGGAGGTTGTTAGGATATCGTAATGTGTGTTACGGCATGAACTATCAGAAGGAGAAAGTTGCTCCCAGTTTGCCACCAACACCCAGATCATCCATTTCAAAAGAATCGGTAGCAGTGATTGCGGAAAGTTCGCCATAGACACCAAGACTATCAGTCAGATTAGCAGCAACACCAACCTTGCCAGAGTAACGGGTCTCGTTCTCAGCACCGTCAAGGGCAAGGATTGCAGGTCCTCCCTGAATATACCAGGATGCGTCTTCGCCAAGATCGCCACCAAAACCAACGTGAATATCAGTAACTGCACCAACGTAGTCGTCTCCAGCCCAGGAAGCATTCGATTCCACGTTAACGTAGGGACCTGCAAGGGCAGGTGCTGCCATCAAAGGAGCAGCGGCAGCAAGTGCGATTGCGGATTTGAACATTTGTTGTACCTCGTAAGTATGTGTTAAGTAATGTCACAACTGTCACATGTGACACTTTATTTATCCTAAAGGATCTTCAGGATTTTGTCAAGATGTCTGGTTTTCCGCATCTTGTTTTTGTTGGGCAGAACTTTCAACCGTTCGACCCAGGTAAGGATTATAGTCCATAAAGTTCTCAATTGTAAAGCTAGCACCTTGGGTTTGCCAAAAGTTCATAATTGCTTGGTGATTACCCTTATGAAAAGCATCAACATGATCTGGATGAATACTAGAACCTAATTCAATTTTATACAGAAGGAATGGAATTGAATATGAATTGCCAGAATTATAAAGAAGATCATCTGCAACTGGACGTGGACGAACACCGTTATCCAGTTTGTATTTGTCTCCACGACAATGAAGACGAATCATTTTTTCTGCATGATGTCTTGTAATTACATAACAAGCAGTAGAAAATTCATTCACAAACCTTTTGTGAATTTTAACATGAATATCTCCTGTACAAATAATCGCAAGTTGAAGTAAATCCCAATCATATGGAACTCTAGCAATTGCATCATACCATGTAAAGTTCCAGTACTTAACTAAATCTAAGTTACAATCATCCTCCATTATGATTGCATAAGGACTATCTGATGTTTCTAACCAATGTTTGATTGCTTTCAGATGTGAAGTTACACATCCAACTTCACCAGAAGTCATTAGTTCTGGATATCTTCCCTTAATAATATCACTCAGATCATCTTCCCGACCATCATATGCAGAGATACGTTCGTAATTAGTAAGTTCCCAATATTCAAACTGCTCCTCCATATACTTCCATCTCTCCGGTTGCCCATCAAGATTGATACAGTAAATAGGACCAAACCCATTCAATTTGTATGCTGACTTATTCTTGTCCAGCGTTTCTTTAAGAGTAACCATCGATAACTTTCTGTACGTTGGGTAGATAATAATCTGTTAGTATTTTACACCATTCAAATTCTTTTGCATAGTCAAGAATTTCTTCTCTATGTTCAATTGAATAGTTTCTATTCTCAATAATTTTTTTCTCGATATATTCGGTATCATCAATTTTTTCTTCATCAATGACCGTGATAAATTTCTTATCTAGATCAAGATTAGCAGTTCCCCATTCACTAACAACCACACCAAGTCCAGCAGCAAATGCTTCCATACAAACTAGAGGGTGTGCTTCACCATCTGAAAGCAATACTAAATTACCATACTCAGTTAGATTATCATATAAAAATTCTTTTTGCCACTCACCAAGATAGTTTTTAGATTTATCAAATCTTTGATCTGCAATATTTCCAGCATACCAATGACTATCAATATTCTGAAATTTAAATTGGCGTTTTCTATGATCTATCTTAGCAAGATAAATTGATCTATCAGAAAATTTAGGACTGTCAGTCTTCCTAAAGTTATCCAACATTACACCATTTGGATTCAAAAATAATTTATGTCTTGGAATGTTTGCAAGAAGATTATAGACATCATTGATTCCACTAGAAAGACCAAATACGTTCGGTTGAACTCTCCAGAAATTATCAAATATCCTTGGTTTATAATCGCCCATCATTTCAGGACGTTCAGTATAAGCAAAATGAGTTGTGACTGCACATGGATACTGAATATAATAATACAAAAGAATCCAATCATCATAATTGATATGAACAAAATCCGGACGGAATCTATTCAGCATCCTAATGATTTGAGCAGGATCGGATACATTTACAATCTGAATTTGATGTCCCATCTTTTCAAGAGATAATTTCATATCCCAAATCAAAGACTCAACAGCACCCCAACCTACAGGTGGGATTGGAAGTGCTGGACCAATAATACTAATTCGCATTTGCTTCCATCTTTTCAATGTTTTCAGCATAAAGATTTACAAGACTTTCCCATGAGAAATTATCAATGCCAAACTGGCGGATTTCATCTCTCATACCAATTGATACTTCGCGATTTTCTTTGATTTTACTTTCGACATATGGAATGTCTGTAAGTCTGTCATCTGGAATTACGGTAACAAAGGGAAGATCGTCTGGCAAATCATGTGCAGCATACTTAGATATTACCACACCTAGTCCATTAATGATAGCTTCTTTAACTACCAAGGGTGTTCCGTTTTCACCATCTGACAAAAGAACAAGACTTGCAAAGTCGGTAAAATGTTCCCTCTTATACTCATCAGTCCATTCCCCAAGATAGTTTTTACTTTGATCAAATGGTGTAGCACCAGTATCTTGTCCCACGTAGTCGATAGAATCGATTTCCTGATACAACCATTGCTTCTTACGATGATAGATCTGACCAAGATACAATGAACGATCTGGAAGAACTGCTTCGCTGCGATAGGTAAATCGTTTATGGTTTGCACCATTCTCAGACAACAGCAATCTACTTTCATCTGCACCAGAATTCTTGAAAGTTTGATAATCTTTCTTAGAGATACAGAAAATATAATAACGTTTATTATTGATAATCCAATCAAACGTGCGATCGTAACCATCACGGCGATGCATATGTGGTTGGTCAATATATGGATAGTGACTACTAATTGCTAACTTAGGAATATTTGTTTCGTTTGCAATTCTATCCATGATTGGATGAAACACATCATAATGTAAATGTGCAAATTCATATGAGTCTTCATTCAGATATTTGATAATCTCATCCCAGTCTGGAGTATTAACAATCGTTCCTTCATGACCCAGTTCATCAAGTTCAAGTGCATAGTCCCAAATAAGACTTTCAACGGCACCCCATCCCGTTGGTGGGATAGGCATAATGCCTGGTCCAATTAATGCAAGTTTCATCAGTAAAGTTCCTTATATGCGTGTACAAGCGAGAAATCAGTTTCTCTAAAGTTAGGTGTCTTCCAAACTTCGGTAAGATTAGAATTAATTGAATAATCTTTTCCAAGAATAAAATATGCAATCTGCATATAAAGGTCCAACCATCCAAATCTATAATCAAGAAACTTCAAAATATAATCAAAGTCATAATCAATGAAATCATAAATCTTATGATAGTTGTCTAAGAAGGTTTCTATATTATAGATACTTCCCCCACCAGCACCATACCAGTCTACATTTGGAGTGGCACCATACTTTGCTTTGAGGTATTGAAGTAACTCTGGTGTAATTTTATTGCCAGGAACATCAAATCCCGCACACTCCCATTCCGGAGGAATCTTTACTTTACCTTGTGTAAGAACATCATCTTCCATCATAATCATATGTGTACCACCATTGGAACGAACATAGCGTGCCGCCTCACGGAACATATGAATCCAATGTAGACTTTCATCCTTAGTAAATCCATAGATGCCAGATTCATGACCACTATTCCTACGCCCAATTCTCATATATGAATGAACATAATTTACATTATACTTATCACAAAGATCAGAATAATCTACTCCACCATCACAACAAATAGTATATGGGGCATCTGGATGATACTTTCTAAATTCTTTTAGAATAAATTCTGTTGCTTTTTTGTTCTCATAAACTGTATGAAAACATCCAAATTTTGCAGTCATGATTCTTTCAAATAGTGTGGATGAATGTCGTCACGATACAACCAGAACCAGTGTGGTTCTCCTGGCGGCGTAGGTTGAACATCAGGAGTCATGTCCTTGAAATCGTAACTAAATGGTGGATTGTAGAAACTAGAAACAGATGGGTCTTTCATGCCCACCCATTTTTCAAAGTTCATTCTTTCAATCGGACCAAAGTCTTCTTTCTCTCTAACGAATGCATCTTCAGTAGGATGCTGTAGTGTTGAAATATAATCTGCTCTTGCCCACCAGAAATTACCACTCATATGTGGCCATGGGTCTAGACAATAATTTACTCCGGTAACTTGATATGTATCAAGTCGATCAAGATTTTCCTTCCATTTATCAATACACCCCCATTCCATGAGGTGTCTCCAACTATTTATTGCCCGAACCTTACGGTCAGAATACTGATCACGAACGCCACACATGTGACTAATTCCTTTTGTATGAAAGTACATCACTTTAGTAGCACGTTCATTTACACAATCTTCGTAAAGATGCTTCAGTGTAAACCCTTCATATTCTTCGTCACTGTCCCTGCAACCAATGATATTGATCCAATCATACAAGGAAACAAATTGCTTGATTCTGGACGCTTGTGGACCATTTATAGCACATTTCACAGTTGCTACTTCAGGAAGTCCAGAACGATATAGACGCTTGATCTGTTCGTCTACCATGATCTTCCAGAGGTCAGTATCTGCAGGAGACCAGATGTGATAATAAACTGTTGTCTTCATTTTACCATTGATTATTGTCTAGTGCTTTATTGTCTTTTGCCAGATGCATCATAATATTATCAAATTCACAATATTTTGCAAACATCTCAGGATATGCATATGAAGGTGGAAGTGTATTTGTATCATCCTTATGTGTAAGGAACCACTTATTCATATAACTTTCTTCAAAGAATCTTGCTGAAACATTTTTCTTAAGATCATCTTTAGTCCACTCATCAATCTGTTTCATCAGATCAAAGATATGAGAAACTTTTCCTCCCCACAGACATCCTTGATAATAGACAGACATATCCATAATGTCTTCCGTAATGCAGGCGTTCGATAGTGGATTCACGTCGTAAGAACCTGGTTCCTTATTATGTGGTTGGAATCCCACTGCATGGCATGGATGATGCACTGCAAGATATTTTTTATCCTCAGCAAAAAAATCTTCATACTCAACAGTTTGTTGAATATAAAGATCTGCATCAACAGAAACCAACCAATCATAATCTACAACTTCTTTTTCAAGTCGCAACATTTCCTCAAATGTTTTATGATAAGTTGTAGGAAATCCATAGTGTGGTATTTCCATCTTAGTAATATTATCTGGACAACCTTCAAGGTCTCCGTCAGTAAATACAAAATATTGTTTTTCTACTCCAGGTACAAAATACTTTTCAAGTCTTTCATACCATTCCGGAAGAAACTCAATGTATTTTTGAGTTCCCCAAAATGTAATAGCAATTTTCATTCTAGAAGATGTTTAGGTTCCCAATCAAAAGTTTTTCTAACCCTAAAATTTTCAATATGCAAAAATGTTTTTTCTGCTTTCTGGTTGATTCTAAGATTTAGCGATCCACGTCTTGATACTATATCTATTATATCACAAAGACAGATACTTTGTCTTCCTACCAAGAAAAGTTCATGCTGACCAACTAAATCACTATCAATGACTTTATTCAGCAAATCAACAAAATCATCAAGGTGAACTAAGTCAACTCTAGTTTTTAGGTTAGCAAATATTTCTACTACTTGATCGGTATCTAAAACACTTATCAACTTATCTACCAATCCATTAATTCTGTTAGCAGAAACATTTGCACCCCAAATATTCGATGTCCTCAGAACAACCGTTTTGCATGGAAGTTCTTTCAACATATTTTCTACATGAATCTTACATTCACCATATAAAGAATGTGGTGAGGGTTCGTTACCTTCTAGAACTGTTCTTTGATGACCTAGATGCAAATCACCAGCAGAAGAAATAAAGATTATCTTTCCGTTTGGATTTTTGTTTACGTAATATTCAAACAACTTCTTTGTGTTATAGACATCATGTTGCATGACATCTTCAATATCATCATATGTATTTCTAGTGGTTGATGACCAAGCAAGATGAACTAAGCAAGATTTTTCATGGGATTCAAAAACATCAGGGACTTCATTCCTATAAGAAATAGGAACTACTTCCTTATCAGTTAGTTCTAAAAATCTAGAACCAACCAATCCACCAGCACCGGTAACATAAATCATTTTACAACTACCCAGTCTTCTGGAATTATATCACTTGTATCCAAATGTGCATTATTTGGACCAAACCAAATCTCAGGATCTGGAGTATATACTGTCTTATTCATGCTCTTTGATAACCATGCACCCCACCAAGAAAAAGTAGAGTTGGCAATAATAAAATCAGTACAGAGACTCATCAGACACAGATCTGTGTAACTATCGTTTCCTTCTGCAACAAGGAATCTATCATCTTCAAATAAATCTTGTTCTTTACACCAATCAGGATCATCAGAAAAAATAATCACCGTTCGATCACCCTCAAATTTATTCAGACATTTCGCATAATAATCCAAACCAAGATTAGTGTGATTGTGTGAATTTCTTAGAAAGTCTCCACGACGAATATGTAATGCAATCGGTCTATCAACTTCACTCATATTGTGCTTACACAATAAAGATATTTCATTCTTGAATGTGAAGTCTTCACGGATTTCATCTTCAATATCTTTGAAATATTTTTCAGTTTGAAAATATCCTTGAAGCGATACCCAGTCTGGACATTCATCAAATAATTTTTGATCGAATCCAAATCCACTTTCTTTGACAATTGGTCTATCTTGATCAATCAACTGTATATTCAAGTTGTTGACATTAGTCATTACAAACGGATCAAACAATTCAATCCGCAGTTTATTCCCAATACCATCATCAAATACTTCACGATGATATGGAATACAAAAGTTAAATCCACGATTCTTTGCAATACCACGAAGGGAAGCATATTCAAACATCTGGTTTCCCAGTTGTCCCATTTTACCAAGAAAATTAAATCCAATCATTTCACTTTAATAACAAACATCAAATCGTCATATCGAGTTTCGCCATAGACATTAACCATTTCCCTAAGATCAATTTTTTCTAAAACGTAGGAACAAGTATCTAGTTCTTTTATTACTGTTGCAGCAGTTGATTCCAAATCATCAAACCAAGTAAAATCCTGAATATCTTCTATAACAAAGATACCACCAGGATTTACTTTAGGAAGATATAATTTGATAGCTTCTATCATACTATCTAAAGTATGTGGACCGTCATCAATAAAAATATCAATATCACTTATTCTATCACAGATCTCTCTTGAATAAGCATCTCCAAAATAATATGTTGAGTTTTCAACTTCTTTATACTGATCCCATATAGATTCTTGGTTTAACTCAATTCCAATAATTGATCTTGCATTAGAAAAATACTCAGACCAAAGTTTAACTGATCCTCCCATCCATACACCAATTTCAACCAAATTTACTTCAGCATCTTTGTATGGTTCAAAATATTTTTCGTAAAAACCTTTTACATAATTGTGAAGGGTATTTTTGTCTGTGGCAATATCAAGATTGTTCTTTTCTATAATATCAACTAAACTCACTATCTTGCCCCCGCATTAATTTTTTCAACAATTTTAAGTAAACCCTTACACCTATTGATGTATGTATGATCCCGTTTGACCACTTCCATTTGATGAAGAATTAATTCTTTATTGTCTTTATTTGCCATCCCAAGATCAAATATTTCTTGTGCATCTTCAGAAACTAAAAGACTACCATCAATAAAATCTTGGAGATAAGTTGCATCAGAAACAGTCAGACATCCATAACTAATTGCTTTCATAACCCTACAAGGAACATACCAGTTATCTTTCTGTTCCTGTGGACGGAAGTCTGGAACAAAAATAGATCTTTGCATTAAACGAATATTTTCATTCTCCTCAGTCTTTCCTTTCTGTGGATCATAATGATTAAATTCTATACCTTTATTTTTTACAATCTCAATAAAATCTTGATGAAGTGGTGGTGCATTAGGACGTGGACAGTGAACCGTTCCTACAAAATTATATTCATTATGTCTTTCATTATTAACATCATCTAGATCAATTTCTTCAGGAAGAATATTAGTTGCCCAAGCAAGATGAATTACATCATAAGGTTCTGGTGATTGTGTATCAAACATCACACCCTTTTCTATCTCAAAATATCTTTCATCATCTTTGAAAACTTGCTTGTATTCTGCAACCCTAAAATTGATGAGACTTTTAACCCTACCAAGATACTTATTATCCTTAAATTCGTCGTATGAAAAATAGATGCAGTCATCTCTTACAGGGCAATTCCTATCAGTAAGTCCCTGATTATCGACGATAAAAACAGAATTACTATAGTCAAAATCAGCAGAACTTGGATGACTTTGGTCGCTGAACCAATATACTTCTTGACCCAGTTTTTCAAAAGCACGTTCAAGCGCCCAGTAAATGTACGAATGTGTATTCTGTCCATGAAGAGGACCCCAAAGAATAATTTTGCTTTTCATTAATAATGTACCTGAAAATCTACTGGACTGATTCTGATTTTATTATTTTGGATATGATGCTTCAGAAGAAGTTCATTGCACCAATATCCATCCATTTCATTAGATTGACGTATTAATTGACCGATATGATTATAGACTCCACAGAACACATTCATTGTGTTTGTAGTTCCCATACCAAACCAATCGCTAATCATTCCATCTGGTTGTTTTAGATCTTGATAGACAAGAACATCATCATCCAGTTTGACTTTGCTTAAGTCTAATACAACATGGGGGGAATAGTCAATCCTATTTCTAATTACCAAATCATACTCTACTCCGGTCTCTACGGAGTATTGTTCTTTTAACTGATTTGCCATCATCATACTATAGAACATACTATGCGTAGTGTCACTGATATATTCTTTCGCTACATCTAGTCCACCCTGAACTTCTAAAGCCCAAGTCCAAGCATTTGTAAAGCACTTGTCAGTAAATCCATAATCACGTTTCCATTTCTTTGGTTTCTCAACCAAAATTTTTTTGGGATTGTAATACTTTTCAAGTTTATTAATTGCCAAGGAATCTAATGTATGATTCTCTCTTCCAGGTATGACAGAGTTTGTACTTAAATTATCAGAATCAAACCAAGTATGAATGAAAATATCAACATCATTTCCGTCAAGAATAGATTGTTTAATTTTATGAAATCCAGTATCAACAACTCTAGGTTGACCAGACAAGCACAATGCTACCTTCATAGATCTACCTCGTTGACAAATACAACGTCACTTACATCACTACCATTATCAGTATCATGAAAGTAGAATACTTCAAAGTTAATTGATTGAAAGTATTCGATACACTTTTCTTTAACAACTTCACCCTCAAGTCTTGGTTTAGTCATCGGACATTCTACTGCAATATACTTAATCCTATTAAGCACATCTTTCCGTAGTGACTTAACAATATGAAGATCTTTTCCCTCTGCATCAATCTTTAAAAAATGAATCGTTCCTTCCGGAATATTATCTTCAATGATGTCATTTAGATTTAAAACTTGAACTTTGATTGGTTCTCTAAATGCATTCTTTTTATCTTTCGCAGGGACACAAAGAGAACTTGCCTGATCGTCGATGGCATTCATATAGAAATCCATCTCAACAGGTTCTTTTACATCATCAATACATGCTTGATAGAATTTATCATAATGATCTTTCACACCATGATCAAAAGGATCAATGCCAACAGCATAAACATCTCCAAGATCAAAATATTTTTCTAATTCTACAAGAAAAGATGCTCTCGCAGCACCAACATCAATAACATTAATTTTATCATACTTCTTCAGTTCACCAAATGATGGTGCAATAGTTGATGTCATTTCATCTCCCCAACATAATCACTACAAATACCATAACAATTATATGCTTTCATATCAGAAAACTCAGTTTTAAACTCAGGAAATACTTTCATATTTTCTGGCATGACCATTACAGACTTAGGTGTATATGGTTGACCAGGATACGTCCAGATATAATTCTTACTTGTTAATGTATATTTATCCGTGTCATGCCAGAAGTAATTATATCCACCTGTGTTAGCAAATTTATGCAAGGCATCAATGTTCTTACAGTGAATCCATAATTTATCAACGTGTTTTGCTAACCAAAACCAAGAGACTAGGTATTGTGGTTTGTCATGCCCAAGATAAAGTTGATCTGCTTGTGGCAAATACCAAATGTCGATTTCAGCATCAAAACCTTTTTCTATTGCTCTTTCAATATACTCTAATTGGTTTTCCTCTTCAAAGTTGGGTCCATCAATATTACCCCGATGTGCAATAAATTTCATACCAAATACTTATCCGAAGGAATAGATGGCCATCTTACTATAATAAGTTCCGAATCTGCAAGAAACTCAACATCAGAAACTTCATTCGGTTCGTATATCCACATATCACCTTCACTCATAATCTTGCCATTAACTTTCAATTCACCACTGACAATATAGTTCAGTTCATTAGTGACCTTATGTGTATGTGGAAATGTTTCACATCCTTTTTTGTGCTTATGATGTGCTACTTCAAAGAATGGATTTTTAAAGATAGATGGTTCAAAGTCTCCCACAAACCATCCTGCTTTGAAGTCAGCAATATTTGCTTGTTTCACTTTTCCAACTCCTGAATACGAATCTGGTGACGACCACCATCAAATGTATGATTTGCACAGAGATAAAGATACTTATCTAATGTTGCATAATCAATTCCCCTAGAGGGAATGGCAAAGAAGTTTGCACAGTTGTGGCGGATGGCCATCTGCATTGAAAATGTATCGTAAATTAATGCTGAACGAATGCCTTTGTATTTGTTAGCACAGATATTGACTCCTTGACCTGTGCGGCAGAACCCAAAACCATAATCACAATCACGTTCACCAATAGACTTCACTGCTTGTGCAATGTAATCTCTATAGTCACAATCTTTATTAAGAATAGTGCCAAAGTCGATATATTCGTATCCGTTATCTTCTAAGACTTTTTTGAAGGTTTCTTTCGCATCAAACCCAGAATGATCAGAACAAATGGCAATAGGTTTATCACCCAAACGACGAGTAACGTTGTCTTTGTAAAAGTGAAACTCATCAGGCGTACCAAAAACATGCATCTTATCCACATCTTCAGTGCGGATCTTTTTACCATCTTCAATAAGAAGATTGTACAATGGTGAGATATAGAACTCATTATTAGTTCTAAGATCACGTTTGATCATATTGCGAGCATATTTGCAAAAGTCTGAACCCTTTTTAAACCCGTAGATACCCACACAAGCATCATTACTAATTGCTTTCTTCTCGGCGGTCTGGGTCACAAACCCATTCTTATCAACCTTAGCATAACTATAGTTTGATGAATTTGATTTAAAAGTAAGAAGAAGTCCATCTCCATTCAATTTATTCATTAGATGGGGATCAAACTTAGGTTCAAATTCAATATCCAAGGTATGGATAATCAAAGGTGCATCGTTATCAATATACTCTTCCGCAAATAGACAACTACAAACTGACCCTTCAGTAAGTTTATCAAGGATTACAACTTTAATGTCATCGCCAAACTTCTTGCGGAGAAGTTCATCCATATGAAAGTTATAGACAGTTTCATCCCTAACAACAAAAATAAGATTACATCCCTCATAATCTAAACAGTCTAGAGAGATATCAATCAGATGTTTGTCTTTGATATTAATTAATTGCTTGGGAACTTTGAACCCTTCTTTAATGAAGCGGCTCCCAAGTCCTGCCATCGGGACAAGGATATTTGGTTTCATATAGAATTCCTAATAATTTCAGTCGTCTTTAAATGTGAAAATTCAATCCAGTCGCGGATATTACCTACATTCTTTAATAATTTATGCAAGAAGCAGGAGGCAAATGTATCACCTGCACCAAGAACATTTACATCTGTAAGCATCAATTCGTCAGGCATTTTATAGAAGAATTCTTCCTGACCATTGGTCACTATACTACCAGATGAACTATGAAGGATTACCCAACCTTTGGTTGCTTCTGCATACTCAGAAAGATCGCCATCAATGTCTTCATCAGAGATGAAAAGATAATCAACATACTGAAGAAGATCTTTCTTGACAGATTTTCCTGGGCAGATATCAGCAGTGATAATTCCATCCAGTGCAGGAATGAAATCATGACGGGTCATTTCATTAAGGTAGATAAGATGATGAATCTTTGACTCAATGATCTTTGCCTTATGTTGAACCAAACTTAGATTGACTTTTGAATATCTTTGTGCGGCAGGTTTATCAACATAGATAAGTGCTTGACCTACATCAATTGGCGATAAACCAATATCAAGTGATGCATCAACTTCGAGAAGTGCCTTCCATACATTTGCCATTGAACCTAATGTCTTTCTCTCACCATCCCCATCAAGAATAGTATCGATTGTCAAATGCCCATAAAGTGAAATATCTTTCATTAAAACTTTTCCTTCAAATCAAGTTCGTAAATTTTATCGATAACTTCATCATATGGGACAAAGGGAATAAGTCCTTTCAGTTCAAGTGTATCAAAGAGATGCATGATAAGATTGTTGCCGCCTTCTGCAGATAAAATGTTTGATTTTTCTCTTACCACTCTGGGGGCATTTCTTGGACAATATGAATACTTGATCCTCTCCATGATACCAATATCAAAAAGATCATCACCAACATAAGCAGTTTCTTTCACACTACAATTATACTGCTCAAGTATTTCATCAAGATAATTTTTCTTATCACTGTGGAAACCAGATCCACGATTTGCAATCACATGAAGATTTCTATTTTCTAAGATACTTACATTGTAAGGATCACCTGTAAGAAATACAATATCTACACCGATGGCACGAAATCTTTTAATTGCTGTCCAATCCTTATCACAAAAAGTTTTAAGTTTTACTGTTCCTTCCCTATCATAGTATTTGACCCCATCGGTCATAACACCATCTACATCAAGAATTACTAATTTGATCATTAATCCACTTGTAAGTTTTACTGATACCCTCTTCAAGGGTTGTGAAATAATCCCATCCAAGTTCTTCGCGAATAAGGTCATTGTTAGAGTTGCGACCACGAACTCCAGTCGGACCATCAATGTTTATTTTATGAACAGTCTTACCAGATACTTTAGCAACAGTATCAACTAATTCATTGATCGTAACCATTTCTTCGGAACCAATATTAACAGGACCAATAAAGTCACTATCCATCAACCGTCGAGTTGCTTCAATGCATTCGTCAATGAACAAGAAGGAACGAGTCTGTAAGCCATCTCCCCACACCTCGATTGCTCCACCCTGCTCCGGGAGGTAAGAGACCTTACGGCAGATTGCAGCTGGCGCTTTCTCTCTTCCACCTTCCCAGGTTCCTTCTGGACCAAAAATGTTGTGATAGCGAGCAATACGAACAGGAATACTGTGATTCCTGTTATAAGAAAGGTAAAGTCTTTCGCTAAAGAGTTTTTCCCATCCATATTCGGAGTCTGGGTTTGCTGGGTATGCTGATTCTTCACGACAGTCTGGATTATTGGGATCAAGTTGATTGTGCTCTGGGTATATACAAGCAGAACTGGAATAGAAAATCTTGGTATTATTTACATCCTTCTCATCATTCATATTACGCTGACATTCTAGCACGTTTAGATTAATGGCAGCAGAATTATGCATGATCTCTGCATCATTATCACCCGTGAAAACAAAACCTGCACCACCCATATCAGCAGCAAACTGATAAATCTCATCAAAAGGTCTTATGTATTCTTCGGGTACAGATGCGTAAAAGTTTCCTACGTATCCTTTAAATTTAAGGACACGACGTACAAAATCTACATCACGAAGATCTCCCGTTACAAATTCATTTGCTTCTGTGGGTGAAAATTCAGTATCTTTAAGATCTACTCCACGCACCCAGTATCCTTCTTCACGAAGTCTTTTTACCATGTGACTTCCAATAAATCCACCAGCACCTAAAACTAATGCTGTTTTAACCTCCATAGGAAATTCATTCATAAAATTATTGTGTATAGTATGTATTATACAAAAAAAGGACGGTTTATGCAACCATCCTCAAAGGTCTTTCATGCACGCCACTTGCTTTTTAACCTGAAGCAAGAAACAGGGCGGGAGTGTTACCTCCATCCGCACCACTTGCTTTTGGGATAAAGCAAGAAACCTCAAAAATCCATTTGCTTACTAAGTCTGCCAATGAGATCATCAACTTTTGCTTCTAAAGCAGCAAGACGAGCAGTGTCTCCACCGCCATCACATTTTGAATGTGCTTGTGCTTCAAGTGCTTTAAGTCTTCCCTCAACTTCAACATCGTATTTGGACATAGCTGCGCCAGATGCTGATTTTGCTGCAGTTCCTTTAGTTGCCATGGTATCAATCCATTTAGTATTTTGTATGTATTTAGTTTTAAGGGGTCTTATGACTCCACCAGTACTGTTTTAGTCCATCCGTGACTGAAGGTCTTCAATGTCCTTCTGAAGTTGGCGCAATACACCTTCACGGGTATATGCTCCTGTTTCTTCAGTTCGTCTCTGCATTTCCTCTTCCACCTTTTGAGTGATAGATTCATGGCGACGATATTCACCAGGAGAACTCATCATCTTCTTTGTTTGACTCATGCAAAATTGAAGTTGCATGAGTTCCATGTCATCAAAATTAATCATAGTAATTAGATAAGGGGTCCCGACCAGGGCAGGTTTATAGTCACTCCGGGACTGCTTCACCTTCCATTAGAAGTTCATCTCACGCCTTTCTTCATCAGATATTAAAGTATGATAAGAATACCATCCAGTAAGAATATATTTGTATTGTGTATTAGATACAATACCATAATGACTGTGTGTCCAACCAGCAGGCCAAATTAAAAGATCACCCTTTCTGGCAGATTTTTTAAATTTCTGCTGAGGCCAGTATGTTTCTCCACCGTCATTGACATCATTTAGATAAACCATCCACCCAAGAACTCTAAGACAACTTAATTCATCATTTCCATGCTCCATGTGCTCAGCATTATATGATTGTCCTGGTTTATACTTTTGCAAATTAAAAGTACTTTCCATTCCCCACCCACAATACATTTTCTGTAGAAAAGGATGGCATTCATCCCGATAGGTTATAAAATTTTTATGAACAATATCTAAAATAAATCGAAATTGAGTATCCTGAATGTGATGCGTATATCCAATGTAAAATCCACTTGGATTAGTCCATAGTGGATTATTATCAAGCCAATCAATAGCAATATCACAGAATGAACTATCAACAGCTTTTTCTTTTACATAGATATGATCTTTATTTTGATACGACATCTTTTACATAACAAGGAACACCATCTGGATCTAACCAACAGGTATAATCATGATCTTCCATAGCAGTTAGTAACTGCATTTCATTATCACAAAGATACATATCCTTATAATGACCCGTATAAGAATCCGCCTTTTGAATGCGACAGTCTGGCATACCGTTGATTTCCAGTTTGCCAACTTGAATATAACGATAGGGAAACCGCTCAAGAAGAACGGTTGGTTTTTTTACAACATTCATGAACTTACTTCAACTGTTTCAAGATCATTATAAAGATATTCCATCAAAATTTCATAATCATCAAGAGGATCACCAGAGAATACTACACCTTCATTTTCATAATAACGACGAACCTTTTTGAAAAGTTTCGGATTCTTTACATCAAGGAACAGTTCACCATTTGCTGCACCACGAAGGGTTTGAATGTCTTTCTTGAATTTGTCTGTAAGTGTCATTGTTTTGAATGTTGACCTTAGTATTATAAGGGAATGACGGCGGACCGTCAAGTGCAGGTTGTGAGGATCGAACTCACCTTAGGCAAATTATGAGTTTGCTGCATTCACCAGATTGCTAAACCTGCTGGTAGGACTGCTGGGAGTTGAACCCAGTTCACACCGTTATAAGCAGTGGGCCTTAACCGATAGGCGACAATCCCTCAGGAACCTTCTTCGTGGTCTCTGTACATGCGTATGAGTTCATCATCCGCAGGCATCATTATAGCAGTATTTTTTCCGTTTGTCACACCAATATGTTCTCCCTTCTCAACTCTTTCCATCAGTTCTTCCCAGTTCTCTTGCCACTGTTCCACGGTGTAAATTTCCATCTTTGTAGTATGTATAATTAAACGAATCGACGTTGCAATGAGTTCAATATCTTTTGATATGCTGGAACAATATCACCTTCATCATTCCTAAACAAGTCTTTATCAAATCTATCTCGATTGACTTTATCCCACAATCTCATTGAGTCTGGTGAAATTTCATCAGCTAGAAATAAATCACCATGATTATCAATACCAAACTCAATCTTAAAATCTACAAGATCATATCCCATCATGTTAAAGATGTTCAAAAGATATTCGTTTATCATTGATGCCTGTTCTACAAGAGGAGTAGGATCAATACCCATCAGTCTTACCCTATCCCTGGTAAGAAGAGGATCATGCTTTGAATCATCTTTCAAGAAAAACTCAACAATTGCAGGAATAATTGGTTGACCTTCAATGATAGTTGTAGTCCTAACAATGGAACCTGCTGCTCTATTTCTACAGATTACTTCCAAAGGGATAATATCAACTTTTTTACATAACATTTTATTAGGACCAATCTGCCTAATGTAGTGATTGCGAACACCAAGTTCCTGCAACTTTTCAAATAAAATTGATGCTATCTGGCAACATAAAGATCCTTTACCTACAGGATAGTCTTCTTTCTCACCATTTCCTGCAGTGACTTTATCGTGATATTCAATCAATACCTGATCAGCACTTTCTGTAGAATAAACAGTCTTTACTTTTCCTTCAATCAGTTTCATATCAATTAAATTAAATTGAATCGGGGAGACAGGATTTGAACCTGCGACCTATGCTTCCCAAAAGCACCGCGCTACCAAACTGCGCTACACCCCGAAGTGGTAGTTCCTATCGCCGCTAACCCTGAACTACCAAGGGGGTCACCGCAGTTGAGAAGGGTGGGTGGTGTTCTTCTCAACTTTCAAAGTATAGCACTATTTGTGGTGTTTGGCAAATGGTTCCCAATGTTCCCATCCATATTTGTGAACTGCCCACATTCCAAGAATTGGAACAAATACCAGTGACCATCCCATAATTGCCATTGTCCACCAGGTGTTCAATACCCATGCAGAAAAGTGTGCTGCTGAATGAATCATCCTCTATACCTCCCTGGCCATGTAAGTTGCATTCCTGCCATCAATAATGTCATAAAAACAAATATGAATAATAAACTCATTGTTCCTCCAATTCACGAAGATATTCTATCCACCAATCAGGATCATGTTTCATTTTCCATTGAGGAACTGGTTGACCCTTCTCATCATAATATTCTTGAATTGCATTATCGATAATCTGTGCGATCTCCATACTCCTCTTCCTCCTCATCAACGTCTGCATATGCATTCTCCACGAAGGGTCCTCTTTTTCTGGAAGGTTCTTTTCTGACATAACTTGATTCGGTGTTTACGGCAGATAACCACACAGCAAATTTCATTACTATGTAGATAATGACTAGTGGAGACAGACATAACAATAGCGTAAAATTCATATGTTTTCTCCTATGAATTGATCGGGTTCCTCATCATCATCATTCCACTCAGGTTCATATAAAGAACATGGTTCTTCAAACAAATGCTCCATTCTGAGTTGTTTGATACGCTCTCGAAGTCCTTTGTAGAACTCTCTCTTTTCGTCTGGTTTCATTTAACGTTTTCTTGGAAGTACTCTGGTAGTGGGCATCCTTTGAAATCATTAATTTCGTCAACTGCCAAAACAAACATAGTTACAAACCCAAGGCAAAATGCAAATAACATTTGTGGGAAATTGTAATTACCCATGTTTGCAGTTGGATCAGGAGGATCATCATGAGGATGAATCATCTTTTCGATCTCTAATTGCCGCTTCGACTTGGCGTCTAACTCGGTCTCTTGCTTCTGGGTCTTCTGTTTCTTTTCTG